AAAAAGACATGTTGAACAGGTCAAATAAGAATTTGAATAAAGGTATCAAGGATACTCAAGGTGAAATCAAAAACCTTTGCAACATTTCAAGAAAATGCACAAACAAGCAATTTATAAAAGCATGTGATGAAGCATATTCTAGAATTGTTGCAGGAAACAATGCCGACAAAGCCATTGAATTATCAATCAGAAAGCTTTCTCAAAAAGGTATTGAAGTAGTTGGTTATGCTGATCATACAACTTCAATGGATACTGCAGTTAAAAGAGCAGTTACAAGTGGTGTCAATCAAACGTCTTTGAAATTTAAAATGGATAACTGCAAAGAGTTGGGCATTAACATTGTAAAGACTTCAAGTCATGGAGGTGCTCGACCATCCCCATCAGGAGTGGCAAGGTAAATTATTTTATCTTCATACTCCTGTAAAAGGTCTACAGAACTTTAAAAAGGCAACGGGATATGGCCGTGTTGATGGTCTAGGCGGAGCAAACTGCAGGCATTCTTTTTATGAGGTTACTGATTATGAGTATAAGAACAATCTGGTTGATACTGAAGAATTTGACAAGAACGGGAATGATGATCAATACGAACTGGAACAAAAGCAAAGATATTATGAACGTCAGATTCGTTCTTGGAAGAAAAGAAAGAATATTCTTGATGAATGCGGTGTAGATTCCACCAAAGAAGCTAAAAAGATTAGAGAATGGCAAGATAAACGCTCTCAATTCATTAAAGATAGCAACATTCACTTCAAGAAAGAACATGGTATTGATAACGTTCTTAAAAAGGCTTATCCAAGAGAGAAAGTAGTCATGGCTGAACGCAGCACAGAAGAAGCTTTAAAAATACTCAAAAAAACTAGTTTCAATTCTGATAAAAAAGAATTTGAAATGTTTTCAAAAATATTAAAATCTTCAATTATGCCAAAAAGCATAGAAGAGTATCAAAATATGAAGTATACTGATATTGATAGATACAAAGCAATTCAATTAGATGTTAAAAATGTAAATCTTCAAAATGAGATTATTAAGATATATAATTTATCTTTGCGAGAAGGACAGCAAGGGAAGCATATTTTAGGTCATAATAATTATCTTAAAGGAAGAAGCTATATTTCTAATGCCACAATGGAAGAAATTCAACAATGTATTTCAACACACGCAGGCAAAGGAATTATACAACGAACAGCGAATGGGAATTGGAATAATAAAGAGCTAATTATTGATGAAAATATGGAAGGATATGTTATTGATATTGATGGGAATTTAATATTAACACATAGATTCATGATTCATTACAGTAAAGATAAAGGAACACATTTAGTGCCTACATTAAGAAAGGAGTAAGGAACATATGACAGAAAAAGAATTATGGGGATATTTTGGAAAAAAAGTAAAGGTAAAATGTGTCACAGGTGAAACCATAAAGGGTATTGTTAAAGGTTTTACTAGAGCGATTGATAATGATCCTGAAGTTGCAAGCATAGAAATTCCTTATTCTGATAACGGCTCTTATGAAATTATGGCAAATGAAATTAAAAGTATAGATATACTTACCGATAGCAAATGAATATAATGTAAGTGAGATAAGTGATTACGCAAAGGAAATGTTTAAATTACGTAGATACGATGAAGTAGAAGCTGAATACATAGCTTCAACTAGCAGAAAGGGGCGGAAATAAAATGGCTTTAAGACATTATCCTAAAGAAATAGAAGAACTGATGAAAATATGGGAACCGTATGAAGATAAAGTAAAAGATGGAGTTATGAGAGATGCCCCAAAAGAAGCAATTGAAGCGTTTAATAAGTGTAAAAAATGGGCTTGGGAACAAGGACAATAAATAATAAGTCAACGAAAGTTGGCTTTTTCTTTTACTTAAAATCAGGAGATTTGATATGAAAACTTTAATAAAAGTATTATTCGTTCTTTTAATCGCTTTAAAACTTATTGATCTATTCATTTGTGGGTTATGTAAAATTCTTATCCCACTTTTTATTTTCGGTTTAATTATGATAATTGCTTTTATTTTAGAAATTTTTTAGTAAAAAAGGAGAAAAAAATGAGTTCAGGTGAATTTATTGAAATTTGTAAAGAAGAAGTTAGAAAGCACAATGAGCAACACATGGATAAAAAAGAAGATTTTGTAGTTTTTGTTGTATGGCAATGTAAGACATTACAAAACCATAAGGCTATTTTAAGTGCATCAAATAAAGGAGCTATGTTGTATGAATGTACGTACAATGGAGACAAGAAAGAGCTCTATATTGATGCTTATAAGAAATTTGAAAATAGATGCATAAAGTTAGGAGAATAGAAATATGAAATTTAAAAGAGCGTTTAAACTTATGTATAACGGAGAAAAAATTAAGCTCCCATCTTGGGGTGGATATTGGTATTGGGATGATGAAAAGAAAACAGTCATTATGCATACCAAAGAAGGCAAAGAAATGGATATTAGAGAAACTGAAAGAGTCATTTATACGTTATCTAATATTCTTGATGATGGATGGGTTCTTGCTGATGAAGAAAACTGCCCAGAATTAGGTGGAGAGGCCACTTTTGGGTTTGATGAAGCTATTAAGTATTTAAAACGTGGAATGAAAGTGAAACGTAAAGGATGGAATGGCAAAGACCAATACATTGAACTTGCAACAAACGTATCTTTCAAAACACCTAATGATGAAGTTATTAATGTAGATCATATTGATATGGGTAATAAAGCAATTGCCTTTCATGGGACAAGCGGTGTGCAGTTAGGATGGTTAGCAAGTCAAAGTGATATGTTATCAGAAGATTAGACTTTTGCGGAAGAGAATTAAGGAGAAAATAGAAATGTCATATGAATTAAAACAAAATTTAGCCAACCGTGCCAATTATGGAAGTAAAAGAGATTTATCAAAAATCAAATACTTAGTTATTCATTATACAAACAACGATGGAGATAGTGATGAAGCAAATGGAAAATATTTTGCTAGAGAAGTTGTTAAAGCATCCGCTCATTACTTTGTAGATGATGATAGTGTAACACAATCTGTACCAGATAATTTTGCTGCTTATGCAGTTGGTGGTAAATGTCAATCAGCTCACCACCCATATTATGGTACGATTAAAAACGCTAACTCGATCTCAATCGAAATGTGCGATAACCATAAAGATGGTACTGTTCATATTTGCGATGAAACTCTTGCTAATACTTATGCGTTAGCACGTGCATTGATGAAAAAATAAAATATTGATATTGATCACGTTGTACGTCATCACGATGTCAATGGTAAATTATGCCCAAACTGTAATGGTTTACTAAATGATAACGTATGGCAAACATTCAAGAATAACATTGTTAACTCTACAACTGGAGCACTAGGCACAGGCACTGTAGTTCCAGCTGCTGCTAAAAATGATAAATTAGACAGTTTGATTGCAAGAGGTCAACAACATTCAATCAACTTTACAGGTCATTCAATTGCAACTGATGGTGCATATGGTCCTAAGACTCAAGCAAATGTTGCTAGATGCTTCCAAGTTGCAATCAACAAAGATTATGGAGCTAAATTAAAGGTTGATGGTGCTTTTGGTAAAAACAGTAAATCGGCTTTAGGTAAACACTATGTAAAACGTAAAGAAACTCAATGCCTTGTTACAGCAGTAGAAATTGCATTAATGTGTAGTGGATTAGAAGCTGCAGTAAAACAATTCCAATCAGATAGAGGATTGAAAGTTGATGGAATTGCAGGAAGAAACACTATTTTGAAATTAATGGGTGTTTAGAATGAAAAAACTAAAGATTATTATCATTGTATTACTTTTATTGATTATTTGTTTACTTGCCAAAAATACTCAACATCATTTTCAAATTATCGAAAAAGATAATCAAATTGAGAAATTAAAACAAGAAAATTTGAAACATCAATACCAGATTGAAGAAATGAATGAACAATGGGGAGTTTACAGTGAATAATATTAAAAATATGATGTACAATATATATGCACATTCAATGTGTTAGTTAATAGAAAAAGTGAAATGTAATATTATCTATTCTTCAGAAAGTCTACAACCTTATTTATTAACTAAAAAGAAAGAACTACTCATTAATTTGAGTAGGTTCTTTTTTGTTTTAATGTATTTTTTATAGAAATATAGTATATAAATAAAATAGTAAGTTTCAAAACAATCTAGCGCATTTTATTGCAATATAAAGAGATATAAAGGAATATGAAAGGTAAATATTCTGCTTTGACGGTAGCTAAATGGTTTTTGTGGTACAATGACAAAATTCTAGAAGAAGATGCCGATTTGATATCCAATTTAAAATTACAAAAATTATTATAGTATGCTCAAGGGTGTTATTTAGCATTAAAGAATGAACCGCTATTTAATGAACAAATTGTAAATTGGGCACATGGACCTGTTGTAGAGGAAATCTATCATAAGTATAAAAATAATGGTTCAAATGGTATAGAATATCAAGGTGATTATGATAATTCAATTGATAATGATACAACTGCAGTTTTAGAAGAAGTATATGATGTTTTTGGTAAATATTCTGCGTGGGGATTAAGAAATATGACTCATCAAGAAGATCCTTGGTTAAAAACACAAAGAAATGAAGAGATTCCTTTACCTTTGATAAAAGATTATTTTGAAAAAACATATATTACTGATTAATGGGAAAGTTAAAGCGAAAACAAGAAAATAATAAAATATCTAAGCAAGGACTAAAAATAAAATGTTTATTTATGAATGACCATGATACAATATTATTTTCTTTTAAATATCTTACAAACCAAGATAGGTATAATTTACAAGGATTTAAAGGAAGTAAAAATTTAAGAAGTAATATAGATTTCTTAAATGCTTTCCATGATTGTTTAAATAGAATGGGTACTGATGGATGGGAAATCTTGAGAAATAAAAATAAATTTCAAGGTGGAAGAGAATTATTAGAATATTCTCAAATTAATTTTAATGCACTAGATCCTCAAAATGAATTGAACCTTGCTAAAGATACTAAAGTATGGGTTATTAGGTTTGGAGGAAACAAATATCGTTTAATAGGATGTAGAAGCAAAAAATGTCAGGCTATATTTCATATTTTAGGTATAGAGCGTGACCATTCTGCTTATGACCATGGTTCATAGTTTTAATGTACATAAAAGCCTACTCAATTTATGGGTAGGCAATTTTTTATATATTATTTGCTTTTTCAATCATGTCTTGCATTGCTTTTCTGATCACATCTGATTGCTTGATTCCGAGTTTTTTGCAAGCTTCTTTGAATTCATCTACAAATTCAGTTTTGTACGATGCTTTTACTTGCTTCATGTTTTCTTTTTGCCATTCTCTCATGTATTTTGCTTGATTAAATTTTTCCTTTTCCATTTTAACGTTCCTTTCTTCTTTTGATAACAATGTATAAAATAATGAAAATTGCTATTATTCCAGATATTTGCATATATTTAAATTGTTAGCTATAATGAGCATTGGAGAAGGAATTTTTTAATTCCCTTTCCAGCCTTTTAAGATTTCTTGAATTCCTAGAACGATTGCTACAACGTATGCTAGAGTTTCCAAGAAATCTTATAAATTACAGATACCTAACAATTTATTTTCCCTCCTTTCTTTACAATATTATTATAGTATAATAGTACCAGTATGTAAAGAATAAGGGGCTTTTTTATGCTATTTTATAAATTTCTCTACTCTTATTACATATAGGGATATTAATTAAAAAAAGCAATCAAATTTATTTTTGACACATTTCTAACTTGCTACCTACTGGATAGCTACAGTATGTCTACCGACATTTTGGATTTTTCTATTAAAAATTGGTTAAAACTGAGAATGATATTCTACTGTATAGCTATCGACATTTCAAAAGAAAAGGCATAGAAAGTCTTACTTGGACTATCTATTTTCTTTTTATTATGATAAAAAACGTTGATATATCAATACTTTCAGCTGATTACATATTAGTTGATTTTGCTTTTTGGCATACTTTTGACATCTTTTGTTTTGAAAACATCGTTTACAGTATCTAATTTCTTGTTTTCTTTTAGATGAGTATAGATATCTAAAGTAGTCTTAATATTACTATGTCTTAATAATTCCTGGGTAGTTTTTATATCTACATTATTTTCATATAAAGTGGAAGCAAATGTATGTCTTAGGTCATGACAAGTAAACCCATATTTATTTTTTAAAATCCTATTAAAATAGCTAACATAATAGAATTGATTATTTTTTTGACAAATATATTCATTATGATGCGTTTTCAAATATTCCAATAATATTTCTTTTAATTGGTTATTCAAAGGTATAGTGTCTTTTGATTTTTTTGTTTTCAATTTTGAAACAACTTTATATTCCTTTATATTCCTTCCTGAATAGATCAATTGATTATGAATGTTTATTTCATTATTTTCAAAATCAATATCACTTTCTTTCAATGCTAGAATTTCAGCGATTCTCATGCCTGTATAATATCCAATAGCAATGGTAATTGCATAGCTATCATCCAACTCATTATATGCTTGAATAAAAGTTTCAAAAGGAACTATCTTTTTTTCTTTTTCTTCTTTTTCAGCCCATTTAAATGTTACAAGGTTCATGGGTGAACTGTCTATATATTCCATTTTAATTGCAAATGAAGTTACATTTTTAACGATGTATCTGACAGTTTTAACTGTTGAAAATGTCATTTCTTCTAAGCTGTTGAAAATACTTTGTAAAAAAGCATAATTGCTGAACAAGTTTATTTTAGAATTTCCAAACGAGTTTTTTATATACTTGTCAAATGTACCTTTCTTTCTTCTAATTGTGTTTAATGATAAGTTTTTTCCTTCAGATTCCATAAACTCTTCAAACACATCATTAAATGTTTTATTTGTTCCTTGATTCAAAGTGCCTTTTTCTTTTAATCTAGCCTTCATTTCAGTCTCATGTATCTGTGCCTCTTTTTTTGTTAAAAACCCACTTTTAGAATAATACTTTCTTTTGTCAAACATGTCTCTGTAATAAAAATAAACTTGATAAGTATATCCGTTTTTTGCTTTTTTTGCAGGTCTTTTTCTAATCATATATCACGACTCCTCTCATATTTTGTATAATAAAACGCCCATAACGGAAAAAACAGGCGTAATATCTAATTTAAACTTCTAAACTTGTCTATCTTGAAAGCTTCTATCATTTGCATGATGTCATCCATATCTTCAGGAGATATCTCATGATCAACAGCAAATATTGAATTTTCATAGACATCTATATAAGAATCCAGCATATCAGGATGATTATCATAAATGTAATCTAGGTTTTTATCGTGGTTGGTATTTTTCATATTATTGTTTCTTTAGTTCAACTACTTTGCTGACACCTTGCATAGAAGCGGTAAATGAAAGAATATCATTTTTATATGTAAATTCTTTTGTATCATCATTTGAAGCTAATAGTGCATTTTTAGTTTTTTCATGGTCATTATTAGATACCCATGAATATTCACTATTGGCAGTAGTAGGAGCATCATATGAACCAACCCAATAAGTTGCTTTTGTTTTTCCTTCATCCGTCACCCAATCGATAGAAATAACGTTATCAGAAATTGTAGCTTCCATCCATGTGCCCTCATTTTCATCTGATTTCCAAGTCCCTGTTAAATTTAAAGGTTCTTTCTTTTCTTCTTTTTTTGTTGTAGTTGTTTCTTTTGAAGATGAATTGTCTTTTGAACTGCTATTTCCACATGCAGTTAGAGATAGAACTAAAGTTCCAATTAATACTAGACTTAATAATTTTTTCATTTGTTTTTCCTCTTTTCTTAATATTTTTATAATTTGAATTGACACCATATATTAGCTATACTTATATCAAAGAAAGGTGGTATAAGTATGAGTGAGATGAATATATATTTTTTAGTGTTTATTATTTCTATAGTCATTAATTTAATTTGTGGTTTTCACTATTCAATAAAACTTCTTAAAGAAAAATTGAAAGGAGCTAACGAACATGATCAAAATTATTTTAATTAGCTCTATAATATCAATATTGACGACTATATTTTTTATAAAGTTTTTTAGTTTGGTTATTAAATATGGATTAGATGAAATCAGCAACAAACACTAACAAAATTTGAACCAAGCTGAGTAAGTTCAACTCGATACTTATCCATTCTTAAATAACCATTTTCTCTTCGCATAGTTTCTTCAAATAATTTATATTTAGTTCTTTGTTTAAAAGATTCGTAGGCTTCATCAAAACAAACAATATCTTTTCTTATTGTAATCAGCTTAAGTCTTTCTAAATTCTCAACAGCAGCTATAACATCGAAATCAGAGTAATTTTCACTTTCTGGTAATGCAAACATATCAGGTATGAAAGGTGTTAATGTCCTATTCTTTTCGTGAACACCAAAAAATTTTGCATAAGGTAATGAGTCTGCACTTTTAATCATCACAAGTATTTCAGCATCTAATGAATTTAATTGCTGAATTATTGAAACAAAAGAAGGATGGATTTTATGTTCTTTGTTTTTATCAAAAGATGATGCTAAAAGTTTTCCAAACATCTCTTTGTAGTTTGGCTCTTCAAAATATGTAAATAAACTATCGATGACAGGAGCAACAATATTTACGGATAATTGCTTCTTATCTTTATCATCAATTTTATTGAAATTTTTAAGAAAGATATTCATTGTGTTCTTTACATTATCTTCTTGTATTTTCTTTGTTTCTTCTCCCCAATATGGTGAATTTGATAATTTAACTTTTAAATAATTTGCTAAACCTTTACCAAGAAATTCAGCAGAAGGACCTAATAACTTATTTAAAACACCTTCACCTGTCTTACCTGCTGTTTTTATTACTTGTTCTTCTACTGCTGCTGACATTTTATACATCTCCTTACTTCTTAATTTTCTTTACTATTTTACTTAATATACATACTTCTTTTTGATTTTTATCTTCTAGTAGATTTAGTATTCTTTGATTTTCTTGCTTTAATTTTTCAATTTCGTTATGTAAATCTTCATTTGATAGATTTAACGATTCCAATTTATTGGATATTTCATCAAGTTTACTATTAATGCCATTTTTAAACTGAATGGTCTCCTCATTACTTTTTCTTGTTTGTTGTATAGATCCACCTATGCTAAATAACGTAATACCAAATGCTAAAAGTGCAAAACCGTTGAAAATATCGGCGTTATCTGATACATTCATATACTGTTCTATTAAACTGGTAATCATATTTAATATTCCATAAACAGAAAACAAGATATAAAAGAAGTAAAATATTGTATCTAGTTTTTTATTGATATATTCTTTTAGTGAAGATGATGATTCTTTTGAATAGGCTGTTATAAATTTTATAAAAGCAATTATTAAAATGACAATCACAATTGAGCTAATGATTTTGTTTATCCAATATATTATGTTCATGTATTTTTCCTCTTTTCTTATATATTTTTTCACTCAATGAATACCAAATTTTTAAAGGTACTCCTTTTTCTTTAAATTTTTTTATCACTTGTTAGAGAGTCCGTACAATTGGTAGTTATTAAAACTAAATTGACTTGAGTCTTTGATAAATTTGTTACTTTAAAAGTAAATTTTGTTTCAATTTTTACATTTAAATAAGTTCGACCTTTTATAGTAAAAGATATTTCACTGCATTGTTTGATTTTCTCAAAAGGACAAGACCATTGAAATCCATGCTCCGAACCTGGCAATATTATATTTCTTCCTTCAGGTCCGATATTCAATTTGAAATCAACCCATTCTTTATCACAAATGATGGATATGTCTAATAATTCAGAATAGCCTTTATTTTCTATAATCAGTTGAGAAAGATCATTTTCTATAACTGAAATTAAATTTTCAGATGTGACGATTGGACGATATTGAAAGAACAGTTCCTTTTCTTTTTGATTTTTGCTATCGGTAATCGTCCACCACACACCTTCTAATGTAAAAGCGCCACCTGTGAGTGTTGAAAGGGCGGTTATCCACTCGCCAACTGTTCCAGGGAAATTTATAGGGATAAAATAATAAAAGAACGAACATACGATTGATATTACTAGAGCAGATATACAAGTTATAAAAAAGATTTTGAAAATGATTTTTTTGTAATTCATATCATTCCATTCTTTAATAACAAAATTTAAATAAATAATTATTTGTCAATCAAATCATTAGGATTGAAACTAACTTCAACAACTTTCCCTATTATTTCAGCATGGTTGTTATCAAAATCTTCTTTTTTTAATATTAGTGGTTTATTGCTAGGATCAGTAGATAAAGGTTGTAAAATTACAGCATCATCGTTAAAAATTATTTGTTTAACAGTTGCTTCATCACCGTTTACTCTCACGACGGCAATTTGGTTATTTTCTACTATTACTTTTTTCACTAATACTAATGCACCCTCGATAATTCCTATCGCATTCATGCTGTTTCCAATAACACGTAGCCAAAAACATTCTGCGCCTTTAGCTTTGTTCTTATCTACCGGTTTATATCCTTCAATATTTTCTTCGCAATATAAGTTGTATCCCGCTTTTACTACTCCTAATATAGGTTTTAACACTTGATCATCATTTAATTCGTATGTTTCTGTATTAGAAAATGATGGGATTGAGCCTATTATATCATCTGCTCTTACATTAAAAATTTCCGACAATCTTTTTAAATCAATTGAGGAAGGGTCACGTTCGCCTTTTTCCCACAAAGCGATAAGTGTTTTAGATCTGTTCATTTGATTCGCTAGACTCTGCTGAGTCAAATTATTCAGTTTCCTTAGTCTTCTGATATTTTTTCCGAGTTCCATATTAATATCTCCTTTGTTAACTTTATGTTAACACCAAAAAGACATATTTTTAACAAAAAGTAACTAAATGTAAACAAAAATATTGACATTTAGATTACGTATAGTTAAAATAAGATTGTAATTAAAGATTACATATAGTAAACAGCAAAGGAGGTGTTATTATGAATAAAGTGAAAGGATATAGAAATATGCTAAATGAAACCCAATTAGATTGGGCTCATATGCTTAATATTTCAAGAACTTCGTTCAATAAAAAAGAGTGCGGTATTGTTCCGTTTAATGATTATGAGAAGAAAAAAATAAAATCTCATATAAATAGCGTACTTGAAACACAAGGTGAAAGGTTGGTGACTATTGATGAACTTTTTTTTAGTTAAAATGTTTACATATAGTAAACTTCGAGAGAAAGGGTTAACACTATGGCTCTTAAGGTAATTATTTCTATATTGATTGTATTCTTTAGTTTAATAGAAATTTCTCTTTTGCTTGAAACAGGAGGAAGAACTATTTATGGGAAAAAAACATATAAGCATGAATATATAAAATCAATAATTTTAATGATTGCTATAGTGCTTTTGTTTATTCTCTGGTGCTATTTGATGTACATCTAATCAAGCACAAACATATTTTAACTGATATTTGATGGAGTTTCTTAAAAAGACACTTTATTAAATGCAAGAATTTGGAGTTTAAGAAAGGAGCAAAGAAAAATGGAAAATGTTGAACAAAGATATCCAATTACCATGGCTGTTTTAAAAAATGCTATAGACAGAATAGCGAGCTGGAAAAACGTAACCCCACAAGCAAAAACAAGAAAGCAATCGGAAATTGCGGTTGTTATTGTTGCTTTATCAAACACGTTATAGAAAGGACAAATCTAAATGGACAAATTAAGGGAATTCAGGGAGAGCTTGCATATGTCTCAAAAGAACATGGCTAAGAGAATAGGCGTTTCTCCATCGTACTACTACAAAGTGGAAAGTGGTTATCAAAATCCCAGTTATGAATTTCTAGCAAAATTTAAGAGAAGTTTTCCAAATGCGAGTGTTGATCAAATATTTTTCAGTAAATAAAAAAGCCATTAGTAGTGTTGGTACTAACGGCTGCACGATTTGTTTACTTCTTTGATATCCAACACTTATCAAGTCTCAAACTTAAAGCAGTATGCATCTGCTTTGTTACCCTACAATGAGACAAATAGAATTTACCTTAAAGCTACAGTTTATAAAATAGCCGTTTTTCTTGAAAACGTACTAGTCGTTTATATAAATAAATTGGCTGTCACTAGTACAAACAAGCATCACCTGCTAGCACATGAATGTGTAAATTTTATTTTAGAAGAATAGGGGAGTTTAAAGCCGCTTTTAACATGCGACCACCTCCTAACTAGATATTAACTTTCGATATCGTAGTATAACAATATTTTATCACAATTTGGAAATTTTTGAAAGGAGGAAACACACATGGAAGTCAGACCAACAAAGATGCTCACCGAAAAAGAACTACGTGAAGATTTAGGAATTTCAAGAGACCAGTTGCTTAACTTTATTGACCTTGAAATATTTCGTCCTATCAGATTAGGGCGTGGTAGAAAATTCAGTCAACAAGAAATCTTGGAATTTCAAAGAAAGTATGCAGGTCTTGACGTAAGCAATTATCACAAGGCAAAAAAAGCTAAAGAATATGTAGATAGTTTAGCTTAAAAAAAATTAAATAGATTACTGGTCATCAAGGAGCCAATCTCAAAGGCATCCGATAACAAAATAGCATTGATGATTTACTAACTACAGACATAAAAAAAGAACTAATACCATACAAGTTTTTATTTAAGAGGTTGGTTCCTTGATGGCTAGTAATGGAAAGGAAAAGAAAATTTATGAGTAAAAATTCATTAATTATCATCTGCTGTATTTTGGCTGTTGTCATTGCGGTTTTAGTACACATGTTAAAGGAATTCAAATGGTATCAAAAATCCTACTATGAATTGGCAAATAAAATCACTAAAGATAGAAGAGATAGAAAGATGCTGGTTCGTGCGGACAGGGAAATGATCAAGAGCGAAATAGATAAAAAGTTTTTGGCAATTCTTAGAATTTCTCAAAGAGAAGATTATCCAAGGAATCGTTTTGAATTAGGTTATGAATCAGGAAGATTTGAAGTAGAAGTTAAAAACTTATTTCTATCAGGTGGTCTTACAACTTATGAGAAAGAGTTTCTTAAAAGATGTGAGTATATCGCAATGTTCGAAGTAAATGAAAAGGAGGTGTAACTTATGAAGCTTTCGGAAAGAGGATTGGTCACAATCATTATTATCGGTTGTTTTATTGCTAACTGTTTAGCAATCATAGTCAGGAGTATATAAAAAAGGTGCCTATATCTAGGCACACAACATAGCAAATAAATTTTAAGTCATTAAAGGAGAAAATGCAATATGAAAGTCAAAAAAAGAACATATTTTCTTATTTCAATATTAGTGATGTTTTGTATCCTTGCACCAATCTGTTATTACCAAAACAAATTGGATGCTTATAAAACAAAAGTTCAACAACAAAAGGGAAAAATTTCTCTTTTGGAAGATTATTACAGTGATGCTTTAGCTGATAAGAACCGCTTTGAAGATTTATATGATAGTGTTCAAGAGGATAACAAGTATCTCATAGCTCAATTAGAAGAACTTCAAAAATGAAGAGCTCTTGGCCAATTTACTGTTACTTACTATTGGCCCGGAGAAGATATTTACGGTCGTTTAACTTCTACAGGTGCTATTGCTGAAGAGGAAAGAACCATTGCGGTAGACCCTTCAATCATTCCGTATGGTTCCATAGTTTTAATCAATGGCAAGGAATACGTGGCTCAAGACTGTGGAGGAGCTATCAAAGGAAACAAGATAGATATCTTTGTTGACAATCCGAAAATGCAAAAGTACACAGTAGAAATCTATATAAAAAGAGAGGAATAGAATATGACAAAAAAAGATTTAGAAGACATTATCCAAACAGCTAAAGCTGCAGGTGCAAATGTCAAAGTTGTTCAAGTTGGTTCAGCAGAAAATGAACCTGTAGAAAGACCAAAAATTCCATTATTTAAATTAGAAGTTGGAATCAAAAAAGAAGGTGATGAACTTAAAGTTATGCCAACTGATGATTGGTGTTTCTTAGGAAGTATTTTTCTAGAAATGGCACCAATTGATATTGACATTGAAAAGGTCAAAGAAATGTTTACACCAGCAAAAAATGCTTTCAATCATTGCTGTAATGAACTGAATAACTACATCCAAGAACAATATAAAGGGGCGTTAGAAGATGAAAAAGAAAGAATTAGAAGAAAGAGTTGCTGATATTGAGGGTTCAATCATGTGTATGGAGTGCAAGGATCATCTAGATAGTGATGATTATCTTCAACTTGGTTATCTCAATCAAGAATTAGCCAGTGCAAAAAAGGATCTGGAAAATGGCAATTACGAACTATGAGGAGTTTTTTCCTAACTGCAACATTGACTATGTAAAAGATGAAAAACATTGGCATAGTCTAAGAGGAAAAGGAATCGGTGGTTCTGATGCAGGAATTGTAATGAACGTAAACAATTACAAAACACCTTATGAATTGTGGGAGGAAAAGACAGGTGCTAAAAAGCCTGTATTTCAAACGAGTGAAGCAATCGAAAAAGGAAATGCATTGGAACCTATCCTCATTGAATTGTTCGGTGTCCTTTATAAAAACAAGTTTGAATTAGTTGATACGAAAGATATCAGTCTTTCAAATAAGAAGTATCCATTTCTTAGAGCAAATCTTGATGGAGCAATGATTGAAATTGCAACTAAAGAAAAATGGGGATTGGAAATCAAATCTACAACTATCCAAAATGGCGCAATGTTAAAAGAATGGGCCAATGATCACATTCCAATATGCTACTACTTCCAAGTTTTGCATTACATGATCACAACAGGTCTTAGACATTTTGTCCTATATGCCATTCTTGATATTCCTTGGGCAAATAACGGCGCAGGAAAACAAGAAACAAGAGTTGTTTATCTACACTATGATGATTTAGTGCTAGACGCTAAATATCTATTTAAAACGGAATTGTGGTATTGGAATTTAATTAAAACTAAAACACCACCCCCATTTTTAGAAAACAGAAACAAGGAATTAAAAGAAGTCAGTTAGAAAGGAGAACCTATATGAATGAACTATTAAAAGTAAATTATGACAATGACCGCATTACATTGTCAGCAAGAGAATTACATGAGTTTTTAGAAGTAAAAACATCTTTCAAAGATTGGTTTCCTAGAATGTGTGAATATGGCTTTAATGAAAGCCAAGATTTCAACCCGCTCAAAAATGAGCAAGTTCGATTAGAAGGGAATCGACAAGTAAAAAGAACTGTTCAAGATTATGAAATCACTTTAGACATGGCAAAAGAAATTGCAATGATCCAACGCAGTGATAAAGGAAAAGAAGTCAGACAATACTTCTTGGAATTGGAAAGAAGATGGAACAGTCCTGAAGCTGTAATGAATAGAGCACTTGAGTATTCAAGAAAACAAGTAAAAGCTTTGATGGAAGAAAAACAAGGTTTGATTGAAGAAAATAAAGAATTGAAACCAAAGGCATTGTTTGCTGATGCAGTAAGTGCCAGTAATGAATCAATTTTGATTGGTCAGTTAGCTAAATTAATCAGACAAAATGGCTATGAGATTGGTCAAAATCGTTTGTTTGAGTGGATGAGAGAAAACGAATATCTAATTAAAAAGGGTGAACGTTACAATCAGCCAACACAAAAATCAATGGATCTTGGATTGTTTGAAGTCAAAGAAAGAACAATTACTAATCCAGATGGAAGTACAAGGATTACATTGACTACTAAAGTAACAGGTAAAGGTCAAGTGTATTTCATAAATAAGTTTTTATCGTGAAGGGAGAAAAAAGAAAATGAATGAGTTTCAAACAGGGCTACTCAATGAATTGGTAGCCGTAAAAATTACAACCAAAGAAGAATTTGAAAAAGTAATCAATTTCTTATCAATCAATAACTGCTTTCTTGTGAATGGAGAACCAGTTGTAAAGCTAACATATCCAGGAGATAAAGCATTTGTCATTTTAAAACAAGACAATGCAATCTTCTGGCAACCAGCTAATCAAGTGTTAGATGAACGTTATAAAGTTGTCAGCGTTATCGAATTCTTTAGACCAACTGAAGAAGAAAAGGTCGTTGAGGCCAAAGCTGAAGTTATTGAAGAACACGTTGACATTGATGAAAAACACCTTTCATTAGAAGTTCAAAAAAGACCAGCAAATGAAGCGATTGTTTCAAATATTGATGAAATGATCAAATTGATTCCAGCAATTGAAGCTAAAAAAGGTGTGGTTGTAGATGAAAAGAACTACAAAGATTTTGTTAAAGCTAAAACTGGAATGGTTCCATTATATCGTTCGTATGCTAAAAAATTAGAAAATGAAAGAAAAGCTGTCAAAAAAGCATACATTGAGCCTTATCAAGAATTTGAAGCAAAGGTAAATAAAGTTGTTAAAGCTTTAAATGATACTGCAAGTGTTGTAGCTGAAAATGTGGATGTATTTGTTCAAAAGCAAAAAGAAGCTCTTAGAAAAGAACGTCAAGCAGCTATTGATCAACTAAAAGAAGTATTGATTTCTAGAAAGATGATTTCAAAGGAATATGCTGATCAGTTCGTTTTTGATGAAAAATGGCTTAACGCTTCAACATCCAAAAAGAAATTTGAAGAACAAGTTGAAGCACAATTCAATGCTTTAATGGAAAAAGAAAAGAATGACAAATTAAACCTTGAAATGATTGAAAAAACAATTATCAATGCATGTCTTATCGCAAATGTTGATGAAAAACTTATTTCAAGAGAAAAGTATCAAGAGCTTTTAAATACTGAAGGTCTTCCTAAAGTGACTGAAATGATTACTGATGAAGTAGACAACATCAAAAAGCAATCACAAGCGGTTGCTCAACAAAAAGAAGCAGAACTTCAACATCAAAAGGAAGAGTTTGAAAAGAAACAAAAAGAAGCTGAACTTCAACACCAAAAAGAGTTGGAAGCAGTCAAAAAACAAGCTTCACAAACAGTTGAAAATCAACCTAAATACACACCAATCAAGCGTGGTGATGAAACGATTGCTAACGTAAATGATAAGTATATCGTTACTGAAATCAAGCAAACGCCTGAAAAGTTCCAAGGCAGAACATGGAAGAAAACGTTTGAGTTTGAAGGTGATTTAGCAGCACTTCAAATGTTGAACAGATACATGGATGTAATCAAAAGCATCAATCCAACATTCAATTTCGGTGAAGTGAAATTAACTGAAAAAGAATTAAGTGATCCTCAAACAGGAGTGGTCAATAAATATAACGTTAAAGAAATCAATTAAAGAAAGTTATGAGGTGAAATTATGAATAAGGTTTATTTAGATAAGAATGGAAAATTATTCGTTAATGGTCATGAAATTAAGGGAGTTATGTCCGTTTCATCAGAAACAGATTATCTAGGTACACAAATAGTTTTAAAGTTTGAAGGTGATTACAAATGCGATTTTATTTCATCAAGAAAAGGACATTCATTATCTGAACGTCCTAAGGAATAAACTTAGCGATAAAATCTGTAAGTTCTATCAAACCATTTTTAAATCTTTTTTCCATATAAATAATAGCATTATTTGTGAGAAGGAAGTCGCCACTTACCCACTCCTTAACAAAGCCAATGGATTTTAATTCATCTAGAATGTCGCCAACATCTTCGATATTAAAATCTAAAATATATGGTTCTCGTTGCTCAAAGTTATTTTTAAATTGTTTTGATCTGTCTAACGAATAACCTTGAGCACGCCTTTCTAGAAATGTTTTATATGTAGAACATAAGAATTTATCAGCTAATTTTGTTAGCACTACTGACACTGTTTCACCCCACTTTCGAGGTAAATTATAACACTAAACAAAAGGAGAAAATAAATTATGGCAGTACAAAGCATGGTACAACAAGCAAATGAAGTAAGAGAAAACAAGGTAACAAAAATCAAAACAGATACAGGAGAAATCAAGCTATCTTCTAAAATCGTAAAGGCTTATTTGGTCGCTGGAGGAGGTAATGTAAGTGATCAAGAAGTCAAACTATTCATTGCATTATGTTCAGCTCAAAAATTAAATCCATTCATCAAAGAAGCACATTTAATCAAATATGGTAGTTCACCAGCGACAATGGTTGTTTCTAAAGATGTATATCAAAAAAGAGCAGATAAACATCCCGAATATCAAGGAAAGAAAGCAGGAATCATTGTTTTAACTGCTGAAGGTAAGATTGATTATCGTGTTGGTACATTCTATATTCCATCAAGAGAAGAACTTGTGGGCGGATGGTGTGAAGTCTATAGAAAAGACAGAGAACCTGAACGTGTAGAAGTATCACTTGATGAATATGTTGGTAAAAAGAAAGATGGAACAGTTAACGCTCAATGGAGTGGTAAACCAGCAACAATGATTAGAAAAGTTGCAGTTGCTCAATGTTTAAGAGAAGCTTTTACATCAGAATTCCAAGGAATGTATGTTCCTGAAGAAATGGGTGTCGAAGATACGACAAGCAACTTTGTTGTAGAAGAAACTCCTCAAGTGCATCAAGCAATTGAAGCAACTACTGCACCAACAATGCAAGATATCATCAATGAAGAAAAACAAGCTGAACCAGTTCCAGTTGATGACTTTGACCCAATGTCAATGTAGGAGGTAACAAGATGCAAGAAGAATACGTTATACTTCCTCGATCATTTACAAACACGAAAGCCTATAGAGATACTTATTCTCTATGGACTTTCACTTATCTATTGTTCAATTGTGATAATGATGGGCATCTAGAATTGAACATTAGAAATCTAGACTTGCCAATCAGTGAAAATAAATTCAAAGCATCATTGAAGAAGTTATATGATGAAGGATTGATTTATGGTGATACACAAGGAAATCATAGAGAGATCTATATAAGTGATTATCAAGAAAAGTATGTAGAATAAGAGGTTTAATCAATGGCTGAAAAAGAGGTAAAGAAAGGGTACACAGGATTTTCAAACGAGTTGGTGAATGATCCTATTATTAAAAATTCAAAAGCATGGACTCTGTTTTCCTATTGCCTCTTTAAGGCTTATTTTGATGATAAGTATGGAGAGGCAGGAACCTTTACAACCACACAAATAGAAATGAGAAAGAATTTGAATTGGGACAATAAAACCTTAAAAAATTTTATGGAATTCCTAAAAAACAAAGGTTATATAGATTATAAAACAACTCCTCAAAATACGTTTATAAAGGTGCTGAATTATAAGAAGTGGCGAGGGTATTAGTATAGGAAAAATTCCTACATGGTATAGGAGAAATTCCCATACTGTATAGGAAAAATTCCTACATGGTATAGGAGAAATTCCCATACTGTATAGGAAAAATTCCTACACCCCTTTCTATATATAAACAATATAAACAATATAAACAAGAAAAAACAAGATAAAACAAGAGGGGTGTGTTGCACACTCACAGATAACAATCCTTCGCATACGACATTGAAGATTGCTATATATAGTAGCGCCCCTCCATTTAGTGAAAGGATTAGTTAAATTTGGAAAAAACGGAAATCAAAAAGATTTTGAAATTTTACAAAAATCTAAATCCATCAACACAATTAAATATCAATGATAGAGAAGTTATAGAAGTCTGGTGTGATGTGTTTATGGAGTACTCATATGAACAGGTAAGAAATGCAATTGTAGCATTTTCAAAAAAGAAACCTTTTGCTCCAAGTATAGGAGAAATTATTTCTAACATTGAAGTTCCTGATTACACAATTGAACTAATTGAACCCTACACCGTAATTGTTAGTTTTGAAGATGAAGAATATGGAAACTTTCCATTTAGATTCTTCAATTCTCAGGAAGCTAAGAAAAATATCGAAAAATTTAAAGAATGCAGTTACGACAAGGAGTCAATCAAGATGCTGCATGAAGAACATGTTAGAAAACGCAATTCTTCGGTTCTTACATACAGGGGAGAAGCAAAAGCAAGATTAGAACAAAAACTTCAAAATCAAAATAACAAGGGAAGTAGAAGATATGATAAACAGAGTAGTTTTAATTGGTAGGATGACACGTGATCCTGAACTTAGAAGAACTCAAAACGGTTCAGCAGTTACAAGCTTTACTTTAGCAATGAACCGTCCAAAAAGAAATGATGAAGAACAACAAGCTGATTATATTTCATGTGTTACCTGGAACAAGGTTGCTGAAAACGTCGAAAAGTATTGTTCTAAAGGTTCACTGGTTGGAGTTGAAGGAAGACTTCGTTCAAGAAGCTATGACAATGCACAAGGTCAACGTGTCTATGTTACTGAAGCTGTTTGTGATTCAGTTCAGTTTTTAGAAACAAAACCTAGAGACAAATATGAAGAACAACAATATCATTCACAATCGACATACAATCCAAATCAGTACCAACAACCAACACAAAATCAACAACAAGACAGTTTTATGAATGAAAATCCACCTTTCAACATCATGGAAGATGACATTCAATTCTAGTCTAAAATAAAAAACTTAAAATTTTCGTTTCTAGCGAGTGTTTGCTATAAAGATGATTAACTTTACCAATTATCTAAAAACATTCGTTAGAATGAATATTTGACCAAGAAAATAACAAATTAAACAAAAAAGGAGAGATGAAAATGCTCATAAAAAAAGATGAAGAACCGTTTTTCTATAAATTCCTTTCGATTGCAAAGGAAATCATCAGGAAAAATAAAAGATACACACCAGTATTTTATGGCGACGATGAAAAGCTATATCTAGTGTGTAACAACTATGCTGCAGTTTATGATTTTCAAAGTAATTTGCTTTTAGATGATGAATTAAGAGAATTTGGAAAAATTCCTTATGAATTATCGGAATTACCGAATGGAGATATGAAATTGACAAAATCTGAACATTTTAGCTGTCAAGAATCATATTTAATTGCAATTAGAAATTTCTTCAAGCATACGGGGTATATGTCGAAAAAAGTTTTTTCTGTAGATAAAGGTGATCCTTACAAGATTCCTAAAATTGTTGAAGTGACACAAAGATGGATCTCTGAAGAAGATAATAAGATTTTGGACAAGATAGGATTTCCTGATATCTATATGTTGGATGCAAAACGTGTTGATGAATTCATTACGCTTGCTGGTGATTGGAATCCATATTATTTGGCAGCGTGTGATCAAACTGAGCTAAATGGTGGTCAAACAACCATCACAATGACAGTTTACTTCAATATCAAAGATGACCCTAAGAAAAGTGCTTGTGATCAACAAGAAATGGAGCTTGTACAACAACCTACAAACTATGATGAATTCGAAAATGAAGATGTTGAAGAAATTGAAGATGAGACAGTAGAAGATGATTATCAAGAGGAAGAGCAATTAGATGCACTTCTTGAAGATGCTGTTGTTCCAGAGGAATTAGAAGATGATTTCGACCCAATGCTTGCTTGATTTAGGTATCAAAAATGATTACAAGAAATTTTGGTTTACCGTTCCAGGAGCAATCGTTGGAAAAGGCAGACCGAGATTTACTACGCAAGGAAAATTCGTAAGAGCGTACACACCTAAAAAAACAAGGGATTACGAACAAAAAATAGCAATGTGCTATCGAAAAACTACAAGTTATCAAAGTGATAAGGCTCTAAGAGTGAAGATATTCGCTTATAGAGAAATACCTAAGTCGACCACTAAAAAATTAAGAGGTTGGCTATTAGATAAAACGTTTCTTTGTACCGTTAAACCGGATATCGACAACATCATCAAAGTAGTTTTAGATGCACTCAATAACGTAGCATATTGCGATGATATTCAAGTGTGTGAACTGGTTATAATTCGTGAATTTGCTGAAAATGAATGTTTAAAAATATGTCTAGAAGAAATTGGCGAAAGAAGGCCAAAATAGGAGGATAGAATTATGGGATTGTTTGATTTAGTTAGAGAAGAACAAGAAGCAAAGAAAAAAGCTGAGGAATCAGCTAAAGAAGATGTAAAAGATACAGTTGTCAAAGAAGTGAAAAAGGTTGAAGAAGCACCAAAAGAAGCTGATCAACAACCTGCTCCAGTTGCAAAAGCTGAAAAACAAGCAACTGAAATTGCAGAAGAATCTAAAAAAGAAGAAAAACCCGCAGGTAAAAAAGTACCTAAGAAAAAAGCAAGTACTGAAAAAACTTACAAGTATCTATTTGGAGTCTACTCTGAAGGAAGATTGATTGATATTTCTTCTTATGGGTTTGTAGATGGCCAAGATTATACAGAAAAGGAAATCACGGACATCATGTTACAACACCGTCATTATGAGTTTGCAGGAACAATGGAATACAGTTATATCGAGGATGACAACGTTCTTGTTGTAACTGGAAAACAACATAGAAAAGGCTAGGTGGTTGGCATGGCCAATAATTATACAAGATATAAATTCTATGTAATTGGAGTTGGTGGGACTGGTTCTCTTTTAGCAAGAGACCTCCCAAAACTTCTTTTAGGAACGTCACATAAAATGATGCTACTAGATGGTGATACAGTCGAATCTAAAAACATTGAACGTCAAGGATACCAAGCTCAAGACGTCGGTGATAATAAGGCTTTGGCATTATCGAGAAAAATCAATTCTCTTTATCCAATAGAGTGTGAGTTCGATGATAAATATTGCACTTATGAAAGTTTATTTGCTCTTATCCAAGATGATAAGGGATATGTTCCTGTAATTATAGGATGTGTCGATAATGATGCTACAAGAATGATTTTAGAAAAGGTATTTAAAAAGCTTGATGATGTTATTTATATCGACTCAGCAAATAGTGAATATGAAGGAAATATCTATATCACAACAAAAAAGAATGGTATTCAACAAAGTAATTTGAGAAGTCAATGTTACAAATTTGATTTAGATAAGCACCCACTTGACGTTTCTTGTCAAGAACAGGCCGCCAAAGGAAATGTTCAGTTTCTAGTGACCAATGCAAAAATGGCCGTATCGATATTGGAACATTGCAACGCTTTAATCATGTATCAGTTGAAAGAAGGTGTTCAACTTGTCAACAGATTTGAGACAGTTTTTTACGACTGATTATGTTCCAGATAAATTAGAACCTAACACTTATGAAAAGTTTTTCATCAACGCTTTAAGCTATACATCACCAAAAGCTATAGATGATTTAACGATTGCATTTGAAGAAGATGAATCTAATGATCTGATACAAAACTTTCAAGAAATTGACTTATTAGACGAGCATGTTTTTCCAGATGTTATCGACTATGAATTTGAAGAAGTTATATTAAGTCCTTTTTTTGACAGAAACGAATTTGCAGTTGATGGTTTTGAAACATTGATTGAAGGATTATATGATGAACAGAATGAAGTGTTTGTAAATGTAAGTTTTATTATTCCACAATTAAAAGGTGTCTTTAGAGAAATATATGCAGAAGCCAAAGAGTGGTGTGAGTACTCGGATGAAACATTATCCGAACCTAAGGTTGATTATTACAATCTAGGTACCACTGAAATACAGTTCCTGTATATCAAATTCAAAAATAAGGGAAAAGCTAGGAAATTCAGAAAGCTTTATAAAAAGAGCTATCAAATAAGAGCAATGCTATATGGTTTTGGATATCGATTTATAAATGGTCAATTTGTTAAAGGAAACGTAAGAAACATTGAAATTGAAGGATGGGAATATCCTGATTTGAATTTTGGAGTGGCAAATGAAGCTCTAGAAATCATGGCAAATGTTTCAAAAAAAGAAAGGCACAATACGGAATTGTTGCAAATAATAGTCGAAAGAAAAGTAGATGATTGTGATTATAAATTTACTTCAAATGCTTTGATTTCAGCTCTTTCAAACACATTAAAGACAAAAAGCGAGGTGATCATGTAATGAGAGAAGCAATCATTCGTTTAAACAATAAAAAAGATGATGCTGAATTATGTATCAAACAAAACGAGAAGATTACATTCAAAATGCTTTCAAAAGAAGAATTGGTAAAACTTTTTAATGATTTTTTTATCAAAGATCAGCATGAGAAAGCAAACATAAAATTGTTTTCTGAAAACACAATAGGTGCCGGTATTGATTATACCGTTATAAAGCAAAATGAGAATATGCGATATGTTACTTATAATAATCATTCATACAAAATCAATTTTCCTAATGCTATTTATATTGTTAAATATGACAACAAAATCGTAAAAGGCATCCAATGTTATTGCTATAAGAAATACAAAGGTCCTGAAACTGAGTTATATGAATATGCAATGCCAAATATGTTGACAGGAAATGCAATGTGCATGGGTAGTGCCGATAAAAGGATTGTTGATGGTGATATTGAAGCTGCTTTGAATAAAATTATCGCTACACCTTACTCACATGGAAATTTTGATGGAATAAAGGGATTTTCAACAACAGTCAGCTATTTTGAATATTTAGAAGAAAATCCATTTCCTTACAAACTTTTAAGAAAATTGAACAGGAAATTAAGAGATGTCAAAGTGTGATGAATTAAGAAAATTACTTCTTGAATGGGGTGAAGGTAATTATTTGCCCCTCAAGAAAAAAATTGCGTATCTGGAAAATGAAAATTATCGTTTGAGAATGCAAAATTTAAGAATCAAAGAAAGAAATGAAAGACTTTCTATGATCACCAAGAAAAGAAGAGAGGAAGCGAATCATGAAAATAGATAGAGGAATCGTTCAATGTGACAGATGTAAAAGAATTTTCAAAACCAAAGAGGTCAATAATTATAAAATCTCATATCAAGCAGGTGGATTGAAAAGTGATGGTGGCATGGGACTTGTAAGAAAGAAAGCAGAAATCTGTTCCGATTGCAATATGGATTTTGAAGACTTCATGCGCAATAAACCAGTTGCAGGACGTGATATCAATGACAGGTAAAGAATGGTCAAAGTTATGTAAGGAACATGGTGTTGTTGTCCTTGATGCAAATTACAAAGATATGACACAAGATGATGCTTTAAAGTATTTTGATTTATTAAAAACTGCAATGGATCATGCTTTTGCTAGAAAATATGATTTGGAAACCGGCCAATATGAAGATTATGCATTGCCTGAAGGGTCTACATATTACGAAGATGATATGAACAAGAAAGTTGCCTGTTGTGAATGCGAAAAGAAAATCATGTACGGAACTTCTTATACATCAAGAATCATCTTGAATAGCAGTGGATTTGGCTATGCAGTATGTGAAGATTGTTATTACAAAAATGACATGAAAGATATCGTTAAGGAGGAATTATAAAAATGGGAAATGAAAAATCAAATTATGAAACATATAAGGAATTAATGGAAAAATACAAATTTAAGATTGGAAGACCTAGTGAAATCAACATGGATGACTACGATGTTGTTGTGTCATGCAATAACGTTGGATACGCTCATGTAAAATATACAGTTCTTAAAAACGCCCCTAATTTAACTGATAGAGAAATTGCTCTTCTTTGTGATGGTGGTAATTTATGTTTTGGCTATCGAGTGGAAGGAAACACTATTTGTGTTTATACAGATTAAAGCGTTAAGAAAGGTTAAGGTGTAAAAAAATCTGTAGATTGCAGAAAAAACGATACCAAGGAGGAACAACAATGAAAACAGTAGAAGAATTAGAAAAAGAAATTAATAATGTTGAAGAAACATTAAATAATTTAAAAACAAAAGTTGAAGAATTAAAAAAGAGTAAAAATGGTTTTGAACCAACACCAAAAGACTGGAAACCTAAATGTGGAGAAAAGTATTGGACAGCATATTATAATTTAAACCCAACTGTTTTTATTTGTGATGAAAGAGAGATAAGTAAAAATATTATTAAATACAATCGTATATTTAAAACAAAAGAAGAATGTAAGCTGTATTGTAGAATACAAAAAGCATTTATGGATGCTTCTAGAGAGTTTAAATATAATAGCAATAATTATTATATTTGGTATGACCACGTGAATAAAAAAATAAAACATGATTGTCTTTTTAGTGTTCAACATAAAGATATTTATTTTGACAGCGAGGAAGCAGTTCAAAATCTCATTGATAAATTCGGTGAGGAAAATATCAAACGTTACTATTTAGGGGTGTATTGATATGAAAAATTTTGAAGCTTATGAAAGCAAAATCGAGGGATTTGGTTACAATTTTGCAGTAAAAAAAGGTGAACTAGTCCGTTGTATTGATTTATGTGAAGGGTGCGAGTTCATAAGTAACCCTTTTGGTAGTTGTCCTCAAAATAAAATAAAATGGCTCTACAAAAAATACATTGAACCAAAACCAAAGGTTAAAATTCCTTTAGCAACTAAATACTTTTTAGAAAGTTTAAGTGATAAGTATGAATGGATTGCAAAAGATGAAAACGGTACTGTTTGGTGTTATAAATTTAAGCCTGAAAAATATACACAAGATAACAACAAAAGGTGGACTGTATATGGTAAGGGTAATATTGCTGGTTTTAACGATGTTTTTAAAAAAGAATTATTCGATTTCCTATCATGGGAAGATGAGGAACCAACTAATATTAAAGAACTTTTAGAAAATTGTGAGGTAATAGATGATGAATAAAATAGAAGAATTTAATGTTGATGAATATATAGATAAAGTAACGGAAACAAAAAAGATATTTAGACAATCGCTTGAAAAATATGGCAAAGAACCACAATGTAGACAAGCTATGGAAGAATGCGCTGAACTTATTCAAGCAGTGAATAAGATGCTACGCTATGAAGATAGGCCAGCCGAACCTGAGTATTATGCTAATTTAATTGAAGAAATAGCTGACGTTGAAATTATGCTATATCAATTAAAAGTGATGTTTAACATTGATGATGATCAAGTGTTTGCTTTTAAAGTACAAAAAGCTAAAAGAGAACAAGAAAGGTTGGAAAAGTTAAATGACAGCACAAGAAATGTTTGAATCAATGGGATTTAAAAAAGATAAATTTGATTATTTTGGATTAGATCGATTTATTTATAAAAAACCAATCGTGGACGAAGGAGACTACTTATACACATTTGTTGTTTTGTTTGATAAAGAAGAAAAAATAACGACAGTATACTGTAATGAGTATACTGAAGATTATGATGATTATGATGCACCACCTGCAATTGATATGGAACTTTTGAAAGCAATAAATCAGCAATGTAAGGAATTGGGGTGGCTTTGATGGATGATACATTATTTGAAATTGAAAATATGTGTCATGCTTTAGGGTTTGACCCTAGCAAAATTAGAAAAGGACAAAGAACTTATGAGTATTATAGAAACTTCTTTGTTGCTAGCGGAGAGTACAAAGATAGTTGGGAGAAGTTAGTCAAGTGGGGAGATGCTGCTAAAGCTTCTAATGCTATCGTAGGAAGTTACTATTATGTAACCCAAAAAGGAATAGATTTCTTAAGCAGTATTTATAAGATTAAATTGCAACCAAGAAAATAAGGCGGTGGATAGAATGAAAAAATCAAATGTCAAAAAAATGAAACTTTATAATAAAGCATTACAATTTTATTGTAAACAATTAGAAAAGGCTCTTGATAAGGCATGTGAAGAACTGGAAAAATGTGAAAAAGATTTTGATAAAATATATGGTACCAGCTATGCAAAAATAAAGAATAAAAAATATTGGAAAAAGGAGTTGATGGAAGATGACTAAATTTGAATTGGATCTATTAAAAGAATTCTCTGATGATGGATGTGGTGGAGATGACTTTGATGAAATCAGTACATTAGTCGGCATGAGGATGAGAGGCTACTTTCAAGATGCCGAAGATGATGAAACCATTGATGAATTGATTTGGAGGTATGAAGAATGTATAAGTCACCAATAGAAATAGTAATGGAAGAATTATTTCAAAAGATGGATGAGGATTTTGAAAATTCAGTATTTAAAGCTGTACAAAAAGTTGGCATAAATGTTGATAAAGAAGAACTCCTAAAAGCTCTAATTTATGATAGAGGACAATATGATGAAGGCTATGAGGATGCAATGAATGAAATCAAGCATCCTCAACCCCTTAAATTTGAAGATTTAACCCCTGGTATGTGGGTATATGATGCTCCTTATGAAGAAATTGTAAGAATTAAAGAAATAGAATCTAATGAATGGATATTTCTTGAATGTATAAAATCCAATGATTTATCTAATACATTTTTTCAAGAAGGAAGATTTTATCCAATTACTATTCCAAATATAGGAGATAAAAATGGGTAATCAGTATAGAAGAATGCAAACAGTAAAACATGCTTTGCAATACTATATCACTAGACCAGGAGCAAGTGAAAAGGATCTAGTAAGAGAAAAGAATTTATTAAAACGTGTTGAAGAAGATATTGAATGGTATGAAGAAAGACACCACATCAAAAAGAAAGAGGAGAGAAAATAAATGAAAAAAGTATTAATCATATTAGCAAGTGTATTTGTTTTAACTGGATGTTCAAAAGCATCTAGAGTTAATTGGAATATTAGAGAAGATGCAAACAACTTTAAAATCACAAGAAAAGTCGTTGCTCTTAATACTAGAACAAATGATCCATTATTCACTGTTGAGGGGAAAATTTCCCTTGATAGTGATGAAGATGGAGATTTAAACGTAACAATCAAAACTGGAAAAGGAAAGTACAAGCTGTTCTATGCGCATTTGTCAAATGATGTTACATACACTTGTATTCAAACAAAAGCTAAGAAAGAAAATCCTTATGCCTATGACATTCAATTCTTTCCGGCAAAAGAAGTTATTGAAAATGGTGTTATTGATATCAAATCAAGTGAGTAGGTGGTAAATAATGCAGAAGATTAAATTAGAAGCTGAAAATGATTTAGAAAAACGTTGCAAAAATTTAAAAGAACAAAATGAAGCATTGATTAGTGGATTGGATCTTGCAAATGAAACAATAAGCAATCTATACGGTTTGCTTCGAGAATACCGTCAACAAAAAGAAAAGCTTTTAAAACAAAATACAAAACTGTTAGCGATTTATACTGTAATCATCATAGCTCATATAATCACTGCAATCATTAATCAATCATATCGAAATTCACTCATGTTTTATTTTCTCTCGGTCGTAAGTATTGTGTATGGTATTGATTTATGTAGTCAAAAATTCAAAAAAAGGTGATTGAAATGAATATATTAATTAAAAAGCTTAATGATTGTCAGTTGACTAATCAAGAAATCAAATACGTTATTGGTCGTTTAACGTGTGCAACTAATTTTGATAAGGAATTGCATCTGAAAGCAATTAAAAAGCTCAAAATACAAAGAAAGTACCTTGAAGAAGGCAATGTAGAAATAAAAGAAGATGGTGATAAATAATGTACATTAACCCATTTTGGTGTGGAGTTGCAGCAACTATCCTTGCTGAATTGGCAGGAATAATTGCTTATGCAATTTATCAAGATCACAAAAATTAATAATTAATTATTTTGGAGGGCAAGGAATGAAGTATACAGATGAAGAAAAGAAGATCATTGATGAAGTTAAAAAATATCTTAGAGAATTACGCCTAATAAATATTGAAAAATTCTCTTTAACATTTGAAATTGAGGACATTCCAAGCCCTCAATCAATTAAATACAGTGATGAAGCTCCTGGAGGTTTTTCAAAACCTAAAGGAGAACAAATCACTTCTAACATGTTGCGCAGGGAACTTCTAACAAAGCGCCTAGAGCTCTTTAACAAAGAACTTGATAAATTTATGCCGTTAGTGTATTTGCTAAACGCAGGACATAGAAACATCATTAGAACGTATGTATGCTCAAGAGGGTACAATGAAATGATTGATACATTAGAAGAGTCGTTTTGTATCAGCAAATCAACTTACAAAAGAGAGTTTCCAAAAGCGTGTTTAGAATTATCCAAATATCTTGACATGGATAACCGCCCATCACTTGAAAAATTGAATAATATATTTTATGAAATGATAGGCGATAAATAATAAAATTTGCACATTTTTTCTATAAAAAACATCAAAATTATGGTGTTTTTTTGTGCTTTTGTATTCCTTTTGCTCACGTGTCTGTGATACAATATGAAGCGATATGAGACAATATAAGACAAAATAAGAAATAAGATTACATAATTTTTAGTATAATTTGACATAATACTTAATAAGTATATTGTATTATATTAATATAAAAAGAAAGGAGTTTGAACATGAAACTTCACATAGAAAATTTTGCTAAGATTGCAAATGCTGATATTGAAATAAATGGAATTACAGTGATTGCGGGTGAAAACAATACTGGTAAGAGTACAGTTGGTAAAGTTCTGTATAGTATATATTCTGCTTTTCATGATATAGATTTTAAAGTAAAAGAAGAAAGAAAAAAATCTGTAGGGACTATTTTATCTTCCTCAAATAAATTTAGAAGAGAACTTTTTGAAGCTTTTGATGATGAAGATAGTGAATTACAAATAAATGAAATAATCAAAAAAATTAATGATATTAGTCAAAGTAACGAAAATGATATTGAAAAGTTTGATTTACAAGTAAAATATGATTTAGATGACAGTAATATCGGTATTTTAAAAAAATATCTTTCTTTCAAGGAAGAAACATTGCTGTCTTTAGTTGTTGAAAAATATTTTGAAACTGAATTTTCTAACCAATTTTTAAGTTTATCAAACGAAAATAGTATGTATATTGATTTGAAAATAAAAGATCAACATATAAAATTATCCGAAATAGAAGATAGGCATGTGATGGTAGAAGAATATATTGATATTAAAAATGAATGCTTTTATATAGATAATCCTTTTGTTTTAGATGATTTGAATAATAGATTTAAATTTAGGAAACGCCATATTTCTGAAAGAGCTATGGATATGATTTTTGTCAGAAACGAAAGTTTAAAACACGCTGATTTTTTAGAAATTAAATTAAATAAATCTCTTTCTAAAACTTCAACAAATGATTTAATCGGTGATGCACTTCTAACTGAAAGACTGGACGAATTTAAAAATAAATTGCTTCAACTTACACAGGGTGATTTTTTAGAAAAAGATAATAAATTTGTATTTTTAGAATCTGCATCAAATCAGGAAATTGAATTAGAAAATCTATCTACAGGTATCAAAGCTTTAGCGATAATTTTAAAATTGATTGAAAATCATGACATTTCTGATAATTCTATGATTGTACTAGATGAACCTGAAATTCATCTTCATCCAAAATGGCAAATAATTTTTGCTGAGATGTTGGTTTTAATTCAAAAAGAATTTAATCTAAATATAGTTTTAACATCACATAGTCCATATTTCATTAGTGCAATCGAAGCATATTCTGCAAAGTATGAAATTGCAAATAAATGTAAATATTATTTAAGTGATTTAAACGAAGAAAATATGGCAGTTTTTGAAGATGTTACAAGAGATACAGATAAAATTTATAAGAAACTTGCCGAGCCGTTAAAAGAATTGGAAAAAATAATTTATGGGAATAGATAGTACAAAACAGCCAAACGAAAAAACTATTTTAGATGCATTTGGATTAGAATATTCTACATTAAGTAAAACGTCTTGTGATGATAAGAATGATGTAATTATGACTGATCTTCAAAATAAAGTTATAGATTTTGATCGAGTTAAGGAAGAATATTTAAAGCGTATGGAAAAAGGACCAAGCGAAACCCCTTATTCTAATGATGCACTGTTTAAAATTGAAGATACTTGGTATTTTATCGAGTTTAAAAATGGCACTATTAATCTAAAAGAAAATGTTAAAATTTTCAACAAAATTTATGATAGCATGCTTATCTTTTTAGAAACTGTAAATAAGCATATTGATTATTCAAGGAATAATATTATTTACGTTCTTGTCTTTAATGAAGAATCTATTGATAAGAAAAAAATATCAAATCTTTTCGATAAAAATAAGTATGAAGAAGACAAAGAGTTGTTTGAACTTGCATGTTCTGAAATATCACCTTCCAATTACCGTGCTGCGCTGTTTTATGGACTACAAAATATGAAGCCTAATTTAGATTCAACTACTGCACAATTTGGATTGGAAAGATTTGAAAGATTTATTTTCAAAAAGGTGTATACAATACCAAAATATGCTTTTGATAATTTCTTTAATAGATACATATTGAATAAATAGATTACATAAAATGTTCGTTTAGGACTGTGATGTTTAAAATGCATTACAGTCTTTTTTTGTGCTTTTTATCACGAATGATAAATTTTTATTAAAAGTGGACCCATTTTGGACCCAAACTGAACCCAAAGTGAGCCCTAATTGGACCCAAAGTGGACCTAGATTGAACCCTTATTTCCATGCTATTATGCTATTGTGGTTTTTAAAGAAATGAAACAATCCCATTTAATTTAAAATCACAGTTCAGACATATAGGTTAAACCCCTTGCTAAAAAGTTCCTTATGGGAGCTTTTTTCTTTTGCAAAAACAACGATGCAGTTTTAACTGCTATTTCTATAAATAAAAAAATGGAGGTGGTGACATGATTTGGAAAAACACGAGTTAGCATTCGAAGACTATAAAAATGGCATGAAGCAAAAAGAAATTGCTAAAAAATATGGTACGACAATCAATACTGTCAAGTCATGGAGCCGTCGCTATGAATGGTCAAAAAAGAAGAAAAAGGGTGCACCCCAAAATAAAAGTGTGCACACCAAAAAAGAATGCAAAAAAATAGCTGAAGAAATAGTAGAAACAAGTGAGCTGGATGAAGAACATCAGCTCTTTTGTATTTATTATTTAAAATATCACAATAAAGTCAAAGCATATCAAAAAGTAAAGCCAAACACTCCATACAATAGTGCTTGTGTGATGGCTTCTCGCTGGTCTAAACAACCAGCAGTAATAGAAGAAATAAATCGTTTAAAAAAAGAATTATATGAAGATGCTCTTCTTGATCCACATGACATAGTTCAAAAATATATTGATATTGCCTTTGCTGATTTGAATGATTATTTAGAGTATGGCCGAGAGGAAGTACCAGTAATTATTAAAAATCCTGATACAGGTGAGGATGAAGTTCTAAAGCGAACTGTCAATATGGTTAAATTCAAAGAATCGGCATTTGCTGATGGAACTATTCTAAGTGAAGTCAAGCAAGGTCGAAATGGAGCAAGCATTAAATTAGCGGATAGAATGAAAGCTCTTGATTGGCTATCTAAACACATGAATATCACTACCGAAGAACAAAAACTCAAGATTGAAGTATTGAAAAAACAATTGAATACGAATGATCAAGAAGATGATGGAGTTGAAATCATAAATGATGCACCAATTTAAGAAAAAACAGGTTCGTATTTCAGATATTGTCATTCCAAAATTTTTGACATGTTTCAACGATATTTCACATGTTCACAAGATTATGGACAGTGGTCGTGCTGGTACCAAATCAAGTTATGCTGCTATTCATGGGATTTATAAGATTGTAAGCGAAGATGAATGCTCCGTAATTGTTATGAGAAAGTTTCACAATAAGCTTTCTAAGACTGTCTACAATGAATTCAAACGAGCAATCAAACGTCTAGGATTGAAGAAAAAACAGTTCAAGATAACAAAGAATCCAATGAAGATTACATATCTTAAAAATGGTAATTCGGTTTATTTTACAGGGAACGACTCTATCGATGACACAAAAGGGATCATTGATGAAGAAAAGCCTATCAAACTTGTTATTTTAGATGAGCTGACCGAGTTTTTCGAACGTGGCCAAGGAGAAGACGAAATATCCAATATTGAAGCAACATTCGTTCGTGGGAATGATGATGAATTCTGCATGGAGTATTATTTCAACCCTCCCAAAAATCCTAATGCTTCTATTTTTAAATGGGTCAAAAAGATGGAAAAACGTAGTGACTGCATTCATATCCATGTTGATTATAGAGATGTTCCAGAAAAGTGGCTTGGTAAAAAGCTTATTCAATCAGCAATGGAAATGAAAAAAGTCGATGAAAGAATGTACAACTGGATTTGGCTTGGAATTTCAATCGGTTTAGATGAAATCATCTATTACATGTTCAATGAAAATCAGCATGTTCTTAATAGAGAACTTACGAATGATGAAATAAATGGAATTAACAGAATAGACGCATCTTGCGACTACGGTCAAATGAATGCAACTGTATTTGAATTTTGGGGACTTAATTTGGTACAGCAAAAAGCTTTTGGACTTGATGAATTCTATCATTCAGGACGTGAATCTGGTAAACAGCTAACTCCTAGTGAATATGCTTTCAAGTTTAAAAAAGCGTGTGAAAAAATCAAAGAAGCTTACGGAATGTATCCTCAAAATTTATATATTGATCCAAGTGCAAGAGGACTTGCTGAAGAAATAAAAAGAGCATGCCCTTTTATAAAAATAAGAGGTGCTCAAAATGATGTTAAGTTGGGCATTTCAAGGGTTCAAAAGTCAATTAGCTTTAAAAAAATACTTTTCAGTAGCAAACAAAGAATGCTCCTAAAAGAAATCGTAATATACAGCTATGACAAAAAGAGCATAGAAAATGGTGTTGAAAAGCCTGTTAAGGAAGATGATCACTGTATGGATGCTATGAGATATTACATTATGGGCATTTGGAAGTATCTCAGAAGATTTCTTCCTGATGTTGAGAAAAATGAAGGTGGTGAGAATGATTAGTGTTTTCAGCAATTAAAAAAATAGTAGAAAGGATAAAGAACAAGATGTTTCCTACAACAACAATAAAAAGAGCTTTTAATGTTGATGATATCGATATTGCAATATCAAGTGATATGATAAATTCTATTGAATTGTGGAATAATATCATGGAAAACAAACAGCCGTGGCTTAATAAAGAAAATGGTGTTAAATCTTTAGCATTGGCGCAAGGGATATGTGAAGAACTTTCAAAAACTTCAACTAGAGAACTCGTTTCAAAAGTTACTTCTAATGAATATGTAAACAAAGAATACCAAAAATTCATTAAAAGCTTGAATGAAGATCTTCAATGGGGGCTTGCTGAAGGTGGAATTGCTTTTAAGCCATATGTAGACGGCAATCAAATATATGTTGATGCAGTTCATGCTGACAGCTTTTTTCCAGTAGCTTTCAAAGGAAAGAAAATAACTGCAGCTGTCTTTGTAGAACAGATTTTCAAAGGCAAAAACGTATATACCCGTTTAGAATATCAAAAATATGAAAACGGAGTACATACATTTGAAAACTACGCCTTTGTTAGAAAAGATTATGCTCATGGTAACTATCAGAACTCATACGATGATTTTGGAAATCAAATAGCATTGGATACAGTTCCTGACTGGAAGGGAATGGAAGAACATTTTGAAATAAGTGGTGTAGATAGACCCTTATTTGGATACTTTAGAGTTCCAATTATCAATACGATTGATAAAAACTCTCCTCTCGGTGTTCCATGTTATGTCAAGGCAATTGATTTAATCAAGGATGCTGAAGAACAGTACAGCCGTTATATCTGGGAATTTGTTGGTGGAGAAATGGCGGT